AATATGGTAATGAAACAGAAATGGGTGTCAACGGATTCCGTCCATACCTTACAAAATGGGACAAGCATCCTGATCGTGATGATGCATGGGCTGCTGAAGAACGTGCAAAGATTGGTGACGAACGTTTCCGTCGTGAGCATGAATGTGTGATACATGCAACACTTTTAAAATTAATTGGTGAAAATGGTGAGTTTGAACAAGAAATTGGTGAATTGTTTGAAACTATAGATGAATAAGTTTGCATAGACACAATATAGAAGCAAACACAATGAACAACACAAATTACATCACAAGCAAAATTGACCAAAAATCCTACTGTAAATCAAACGGACAATTTACTCGGCACCTGCGCCAGCATAACATTACATATCAAGGATATTATGAATTATATGAAACAGGCATATGTATGTTATGTTATTGTCAAAAATCGCTAACGTTTTACCAAAAATCAAATTCATATGCAAATAGTTGTGGTGATCCTATATGTGTAGGTAAAACTATATCTGCAACCAAGCAAAACTGGACAACCAAGCAGCGCGAGTTGGATAGTAAACACAAGAAAATTGCTGCATCAAATAGAACACCTGCGCAAATACAGGCACAAAAAGACAAGTCATCAGCAACAGCGCGTGCGAAATATGGTGTAGATTGGGTGACACAATCAGATGAATACAAGGCCAAATCCAAGGCTACCAAACTAGAACGGTATGGCAATGAACATTATGCTGGGTGGGAAGCATCGGCCCATACAAATCGTAACAAAACCATAGTGGAGCAAGATGCGATAAATGATAAACGGCGCGCCACAAATTTAGAGAGATTTGGTGTAGAAAATGTGTTTATGTTACCTAATAATAGTTCAAAGACAAATAAAGGTAACAGCTCTATCAAAGAATACATTACACCATCTGGTAAAGTTATTGGCATTCGAGGATATGAACATTTAGTGCTAGACATATTATTTAATGATTACAATGAAGATGAATTATACATACATGATGACTTTGCTGAATATTCTATAGAAAGATTTGAATATCAGGCTGTAGACAGGAAACGACTTTATTATCCTGATATCTACATACCAAAAGAAAATTTAATTATCGAAGTCAAGAGTGAATGGTGGTGGAATGGTAAGTTAGATGAGCGTTACCGCAATAGATTGGAAAACAATTTACGCAAGCGCCAATCAGTTATAGACAAGGGTTATAATTTTCAATTGTGGCTGTTTTCAACTAAATATACACATAGGATATTACATAATGACACCGATTTTCAAAGAGAACACAAAAAATTTAAAAGTATTGACTGCTGACGGATATCAAAGTTTCAAAGGTATTCAATGTTTGGGTGAACGTCCAATATACCGGCTGGAATTTGAGAATGAAAATTGGATCGAGTGTACTGACAATCATCAAATTTTCATTGACGACGGCACAAAAATCGATGCCGCCAAATTAAAAGTTGGTGACAATGTTATGGCATTGGGTGGCGACCTGGTAATTATCAAAGCGTATTATACTGGTCGTATTGAAAAAGTATATGACTTGGTGGGGGTAGATGGTGGCAATCGGTTTTATGGTAATGACATTTTGGTCTCGAATTGTGAATTTATTGCCTTTGACGAAACTCTTATCAGTGCTATTTTCCTTAGTGAAATGGATATGGGTATGGAGCCCATGCGCAAGCATGGTCAGGTTCGCTGGTATGATAAAATTAGAGATGATCAAACATATTTGGTTGCACTTGATCCCAGCTTGGGAACAGGTGGTGACCCCAGTGCAATTCAGATATTCGCAATTCCTGGGATGCGTCAAGTCGGTGAGTGGCAACACAATAAAACCCCTATTCAGATGCAGATTAAAATTATGAGGGCAATCCTTGAAGAAATTGAGGAGGCTGCCCCCAATAGTGAACTGTATTATTCTGTGGAAAATAACACACTGGGCGAAGCAGCACTGGTGACAATTGAAGAAATGGGTGAAGAACACATACCTGGTACATTCCTCAGCGAGCCTAAGAAAAAAGGCAAAGGCAGACGTTTCAGAAAAGGCTTCAACACCACCAACTCAAACAAGCTGGCATCATGTGCAAAGCTAAAGCGTTGGGTTGAAGAAAGCACAATGAAAGTGCGCAGTAAAAATCTTACTCGTGAACTCAAAACATTCGTAGCCCATGGTAACGGTTATAAGGCAAAAGAGGGTGAAACAGACGACTTGGTCATGGCAACCATCCTTGCAATCCGTATGGCCATGCAGGTCGCTCGCTACGATCCAGAAGCATTTGACGATTTGAAAGAAAGTTTCGACGACAGCGATCTCCGCCGTCCAATGCCCGTGGGCTTCTTGAATTAGATACCGTTAAGATAAAATCCGGCTTGATTGAATGTACATCCGATTAAGTCGGGCATATTTTTCCCAATAATTGAATTGTTCCCAATAACTTTATTTTGTGATTTGACGCAATATCCCCATACTGTAGCAGAATTTATTTTAAATGGTGCTGCCGCCGCCGCAGATGAGGAACCATGAAATTCACCCCATGGGGTCACGTAGGTGCCGTTGCTACTGGGATGGGCGTTATTTTTATACCAATCCGACATCTGTGCTCGAGTATTGTCGCTATGTGTTTTGCCCCAAAAAGAGTTGCCTTCTTGCTGCCGCATATCACTTAATTTTTGCTTGGTTTGGTCACTAGCAACATTTCCCATGTTGGCTTCACTGAGATTTTTCTTCCAATTATCGTCCATACCTAATCGGCCAAATGTCCAACCTTTGGGCAATTCCTTGTCTCTGTGTAACTGGTGGGATTGTTCCCCGTCGTTGATCCATTTGGAGCCAGAAAAATGGTCAGATATTTTTTGTAAGGCAATGTAGTCATTATCCCTCACGCCAGGCACACATCGGTTCAACCATCGTGTAGATGACACGACTTTTAATCGTTGTAAAACTTTCTTCTCCCAACGCCGGGCCGCTATTGAGTTGACAAACACCTTACGAACCTGTATAATGTCTGGGTCTCCCAACGATTCACGCAATTCCTTGACTATGTCACTGGATGTAAAGTACACTTTCCAAAAATCTTCTGGGTGGCAATTTTTAGCGTAACGAACGCCATAGTACCACCGGTCAATTGCTGACCAGCCGATGAGGTACGTGTAAGGTTGATAAATATTCATGCTGTTGTATCCTTCCAGATAATAGAGTAGTCAGATGTTTCAGCATCGTGGGCTACATATCTATTTATATAACTCAGCATAAATAGATATAACAAACAGGATAACATTTATGGTATACTCAGTAGACATCATTTCGCAACAACTTTTTAAAACCATCAAGGGGTTTGGCCACAGCATTGTATTATTTACAGATGACGGCCAAAAGACAACTGACCCTGGCGAAGCACGTCGCTTTTATGCCAAAGATATTCAAATGATGGTAAACTTTGTAGTAGATGAAACCACAAATGAGATTGTGATAAACCTTAGCAACGACTCAGACATTAAAGAACTTCAGCCAATGTTGACCAGCATTCGCAACGTAGCCAACCGTTACATTATTGAATACACAGTAAAAACATTTGGCAAATCGATACAACCCAGGGACTTTTCGTACATGGCAAAGAATACAGTAGAAGAAGGCTTCAGCGGCTGGCATGGGTCAGCACGTAAGAGCATGAATGAATTGGACGATGCACGTCTTGTGATCAAACACCGTAAGAGTGTAGATGAGCAAAAGCGAGGCGCCCGCACACGCCAGATTGAAAGCATTTTTATTGAAAATGCCGAAGGCGAACGGTTCAAATTCCCCAGCAGAAATATTACAGCGGCCAAAGCCATGTTGCGTCACGTCCGAGAAGGCGGCGCACCACATGATAATTTTGGACAACACATTTACAGCATCATGGAAGAACTGACTCAGCTCAAAACATTCCAACGCAAGAACAAGCGTAACGACTTCTTTGAGGACGCCAGCATAGGCGAAGAAATCAACACACACATTGGTGGACTGCGCAACAGTCTAAAAACCATGAGTGGTGTCAAAGGCTATAAGGCACAGTTTGAAAGCTTCACCACAGACAACGCAGAAGTGTCACAAGAGCGTCTAGACGAACTAAAAGACAACGTAACAGTGTCGTATTTTGATGAAAACATTGCCGAGGCCTTGCCTTATGTTGCCCGCATCATCGAAACACTGCGCGGCAAGCAGGCAAACCAGTCACATGTTGTTGAATTTGCCCGTGAAATCATGCGCAACAGTGGGGATATTGCCCTTAGTGAAGCATGTGATTGTGACGATCCTGATGCACCAGGCACACAGAGCTATAAGTCACAGCTGGACGAAGTCAACGCATGGGCTGCCTACTTGGCACCACGCATGCAGAACCAAGCATTGGCAGCACAGATTACACAGATTGCTGAGAACATCAGCACAGTGGACGCAGGACATGCCAGCATGATGATGTCAGCCTTGAACGTGATCCGTCAAAATGGTCAAGTAACAGAAGCAAGTCATCTTGCCGACGATAAAGACAACGTGGAAGCTGATGAAATCAGCAAGATCAACGAGACTTTCGATAAATACTCAGTACGCAAAATATTCGGTGTATAGTTAACCGGCAAGGTGTTATGGTAACACCACAAACGTTGACTGAACCCAAGAAATTGTGTATTATCAACGTATTACAAGAAATGATTTGTAATACGTTTGTTAGAATAAAACAAACCAGGACCGCACTAGCGGAACACATTATGGCTATTATAGGAATGACAATGACACCATACACATATTTAATCGGTTGGACTTATTTAGATCGCTGGTATTATGGTGTGCAATATTCTAACAATTGTCATCCAAGTCATCTAATGGTTTCATATTTTACCTCAAGCAAATCTATAGCAGAAATTATCGTTGATAACGGCTTACCAGACGTTGTGATGGTAAGAAAAACATTCAATGATATTAACAAAGCACGTGACTGGGAGCATACAGTCTTGCGTAGACTTAATGTAATTAATTCACTTAAATGGATTAACCAAACAGATAATGTATCCTTCCCAGTGTTTTCAGGCCACTCCCATCACAATTATGGGAGAAAAGGCGACCTGCATCCATTAACTGGAAAATCGCGGCCAGAAATATCAACTTCCCGCAAAGAAAAACAATGTTGGGTTGGCACTGACAATCCAATGTATGATAGTGTACAAAAAGAAAAATCTATTGCTGCACGATCAGGCAACGCACATCATATGAAACGTAAAGATGTTAAAGAAAAGGTCAGTGGCACTAATAATTGGATTTTCCAAAGTCCTGAAGCATTAGCACAACGACAAGATCAGTTTAGACAAATGAATATTGCTAGGCGAGGAATGAAATATGAAAAAATTCCATGCCCGGTATGTCAAATTAACATGCCTAAGAATAATTTCAAAAGACATGTTAAAATATGTGAATTAAAACATTCATGAAACACATTTATCAATTTAGTGTATAAACGACAAATTGTTAAAACACCCAAAAGCCGAAACTCGGTAACCAATATAGGAAAAAATTAAAATGGCAACTTTAAGTGAAATTCGCGCGAAACTACAAGCGCAAGACTCCAAGCAAAACAAGGGCGGATCGTTTGACAACGCAATTTACCCACATTGGAACACCCCCGAAAATGAATCAAGTACACTACGGTATCTAGCAGATGCTGACGAAAGCAACGACTTCTTCTGGCGTGAACGTCAGATGATTAACATCACATTTTCTGGTGTTAAGGGTGGCGACGAAGGCAAGCCTGTTACAATTAAGGTGCCATGTATCGAAATGTGGGATGGTCAGAAATGTCCAATCCATCAAGAGATTCGTCCTTGGTTCAAAGACCCAAGCATGGAAGACATGGCTCGCAAATACTGGAAGAAGAAAAGCTACCTGTACCAAGGTTTGGTAGTACATTCTGGCTTTGCAGAAGAAGAAGCACCAGAGAACAAAGTTCGTCGCTTCATCAACAGCCCACAAATTCATAACATTATCAAAGCAGCACTTATGGACCCTGAGTTCGGTGATCACCTGCCAACTGATTATGATATGGGTGTGGACTTTAAGATTGCTAAGACCAAAAAAGGTCAGTACGCTGACTACACAACTTCAAACTGGGCACGTAAAGAGCGCAGCTTGGATCAAGCAGAACGTGATGCAATTGCAGAGCATGGCTTGTTCGACTTGAACGACTTTATGCCCAAGAAGCCTACAGACGACGACTTGGCTATTATGTTCCAAATGTTCGAAGCAAGTGTAGATGGTGAACTTTATGATCCAGAACGGTTTGCAGACTACTATCGCCCATATGGTATGGAAGCACCAAGCAGTGGTTCCAGCAAGCGGGTGTCAACACCAAAAGCAGAAGCCCCAAAAGCAGAAGCCCCAGCCGCAGCCGCAGCACCAGCATCGACCCCTGCCGCAGAAGAAAAGGCACCTGCACCAGCTGATGATTCATCAGCAAACACAGGTAAAGATGCGAAAGATATTCTCGCAGCGATCCGCGCCCGCAAGGATGCATAACTAAAACTTCACACTTAACATATTGGCGAGCCTCCGGGCTCGCCAACCCTACTCAACAAGGAGAAGAGCTATGAGTAATAACTCATGATGTGGCAAGCAGAGACTAAGGATCAATGGCTGACAAGATGTAAATTGGGCATTCGTTGTTTTGCACTATTCCCACGTAAAATGGAAGATGGTAAAGTAGTATGGCTAGAACACTATTGGTCAGTATTACACCATATTAGAGCGGGCAATATACAAAGTGAAACATGGAAGAATTCATATAAACAAGAAGATATGATATTCCCTACACCCATGCAGCGTCCCCCTCCCCCCCACAACCCATCCGATCAAAGCCCCCGTCCACTGGCACTGTGGTGAAAAAGAAAAACACAAAAAAAGGAAAGTAAAATGGCAGCACGCGCGTTTGACGTAAGCAAATTTAGAAAAGGCATCACCAAGAGTGTTAAAGGCCTATCAGTGGGATTCAGAGATCCAAAGACATGGATTTCCACTGGAAACTTTACACTCAACAAATTAATCTCAGGCGATTTCAACAAAGGCGTGCCACTAGGCAAAGTAACGATGTTTGCTGGTGAGTCAGGATCAGGCAAAAGCTTTATCTGTTCTGGCAACTTGGTAAAATCTGCACAAGACTTGGGTATCTTTGTGGTCTTGATTGACTCAGAGAACGCATTGGATGAAAGCTGGTTGCATGCACTTGATGTAGACACCAGTCCTGAAAAGTTGCTGAAATTGAACATGGCAATGATTGACGAAGTAGGTAAAGTTATCAGCGACTTTGTGGCACAATACCGTGCAGACTATGGTTCAACTGACCCAGACGAACGGCCCGAAGTGTTGTTTGTTATTGACAGTTTGGGCATGCTAATGTCGCCCACAGAGATCAATCAGTTTGAAGCTGGTGATATGAAGGGCGACTTTGGCCGCAAAGCCAAGCAGCTTAAAGCACTTGTAACAAACTGTGTAAACATGTTTGGCGACTTGAACATTGGATTGGTGGCTACAAACCACACATACGCCTCACAGGATATGTTTGACCCAGATGACAAAATCTCTGGCGGTGCTGGTATGATTTTTGCCAGTTCAATCGTAGTTGCTATCAAGAAGATGAAGCTGAAAATTGATGCTGACGGTAACAAAACATCACAAGTACATGGTATTCGTGCTGGCTGTAAAGTGGTAAAATCACGCTACGCAAAACCGTTTGAATCTGTGCAGATTAAGATTCCATATGAAACTGGCATGGATCCAAGAAGTGGGCTTGTGGAATACTTTGAAGCCAAAGATGTGCTTACAAAATCTGGCAACAGCTTAGAGTACATCGACAAGGAAACTGGTGAGGTCTACAAGATGTTCCGCAAGGCTTGGGAGAAGAACAAGAATGAATATCTTGACGTGATCATGGCTCAATTTGATATGGTGGACCCAAATGCTGTTGTAGTTGTGGAAGAAGATGACGACGATGGCGAAGACGACGCAGAATAATAGTTGACAAATTGAGCCAAACCCAGTAGTATTACATCATGCTAATTGGGTTTGGCCCAACATTTCTAATAAATACCCTGAATAATAAACTTCAGAACAAAGGGCACCATATGACATTACAAGCAACTGACAGCACTGCACTCGTTGAACTTTGGTCAGGCATTAAAAATTATGTGCCAGTGAAAGACCAACGGGCCGCCGCCGAACAATTTATTGCCAATATTGCTGACTCAGGGTTAGTAGACCTTGACGTGGACAGTGACCATCTTTATGGAATTTGTGATACGTTTGACAAAGTATTACGGCAGTATCTTGAAGACAATGGACACGAACAAGAAGATCACAATGACTGGAACGAATAATGGCTGGATGGTACAACAAGGTAAAGAATAATATCAGTGATATTGTTCCTGCCCTTGTATTTTTTGAAAAAGAGCTGGACGCTGCCAAACCAGAGACATATATGAATGGCAATCTGGAACGCAACAGCAGAGAAATTCCTGGCAGTATTGCATGGAGATTTGGCCAATTACAGGAAGTAGAGGCAATCCTTGAGCACCTGAACATTGAGCTACGTAAAATCCACCACAAGCATTATCGCAAATATCTAGAACATTACAACAAAGTGTTGAGTAGCCGTGATGCAGACAAGTTTGCAGCAGGCGAACAAGACCATGTGGATATGGAAAACATCATCAATGAAGTGGCACTGGTGCGAAATCGCTATATGGCACTGATGAAGGGCCTGGAAGCCAAGCAGTATCAGCTGGGTCACATTGTGCGATTGCGGGCAGCAGGCCTGGAAGATATTACTTTAAGCTAAATGAGTTGTTGACAGCATGGCATCTTGATGCTATATTCAACAAGTAAGCAAAAAGGAAATGAACATGGAACAGTATTTTAACCTTATCGAGTCCGACCAACCGTGCGTTGAAGATAACATGTGGGTGTTGACCACAAACGAAGATATTTATATCCAAGTGTTGAGCGACAGCACATACTTTGTGTACAACGATATGGACGAAGTTGGCCCCGCCGACACCATGCGAGAAGCTATGATAATGGCTCTAGCTTCCGACTTGATGGAGGAATTTGCTGCCGTATTTACAGAGGCTGACGCATCATAAAAACTTTGCCCTCAATATTCAGCAGGGCACCCAATCAGAAATCAAAAAGGCTACATAATGTCAAAATATAAACCATTCTCAAAGTCATACCAACCCTCAAGCGAAACATTTCCTATTATGGATGTACTGTCTGTTGCAGTTGCAATTGACCGTACACAGGGATTTATTCAGTCTGGCAAGGGATACAAGGACAGAACTTCTGGCATCCGAGTTGATGACAACCGAACAACTGCTTTGCGAACGTTGCGGGCTGGCGATTCTGATGCTGAACCTCAAGTGGATTCCAACGGCATGGAACTTGCCATATACCCACCAACTGCTGAAGATCGTGCCCAAGCACAGGTGATTATGGATCACTTTGGTGAGATTGTGGTATTGGCCAAATTGGGCGACAGCTTGGAACACACATACCAGGACGGTCGGGTAAACAACTTTAATGTCAGCTTGGACCGGATCTTTAGAGTGGGTCAATGCGATATCAACAAAGAAATGGCCATGATTGTCAGCTTGCCCAACAGCTTTCGAGTAAGCCACAAGCGTCAGGAAATGGCTGACTTTTATGCCACAAACTCCAACAATGGCTACATTGGCGAAGTTAAACAGCGGCTGGAAGTCACAGGATTTGTAGTTGATGTAAAATTCATTCCACGCCACAAAGTGTTTCTGGCTACAATTAAGACAACTGAAGGCAAGATTGCTAAATTTATGCTCACCAACAATCATCATAACATTGCTGGCAAAGACGTGTCATTCCTGGCTACTGTAAAAAAGCAGGAAGTCAACGAGTTTGATGGGGCAGAATACACAATGTTTAATCGTGTAAAGATCAACTAACTATCAATATAATATCACATTAAAGGGCAGGCAACTGCTTTTTTCTGTTGACAGCCCAGGCGTTTATCTGTAGTGTATAAGAGTAAGCAAAAAGGAAACACAATGACTGATATTATTATTAAGCGCGGTACATTTGGTAAGAACGATGTGTTTAACCAAGAAGCAGTTATGACACTGACGCCACGTGAAGGTACACGCGGAATGTACGTGACAGTTAATGGCGCGCCATTTGGCTTGGACCGTAATGTGCGAGTGTTGATTGACAGTGAAGACGATATTGACATGTTGGGCTTTGATGCACAACCTGAGCAAGAGCCTGAAGCACCTGTGTTGTCAGATAATGAAATAATGGATAACATGCGCGAACGTTTTAGCGTGTTGGATGACATGTCGCATGCGGCACTTGACGGTATTGTGCGCGGTTTGATTGTAACAGGCCCTCCGGGAATTGGTAAAAGCTTTGGTGTTGAAGCCATCCTTGAGCAAGCAGAATGTCAGCGCAAAATGGCAGACGGAGCATACAAGGTTGGTGTTGAAAAGGGCAGTGCAAGCCCCATCGGATTGTATATGTTGTTGTTTCAATATGCCAACAAAGGCAGTGTTTTGGTATTGGATGACAGCGACACCATCCTTTATGATGAAGCATCGTTGAACTTGCTGAAAGCTGCTACAGACTCCACAGCCAAGCGCCGGCTGTCCTGGCGCAGTGAATCCAATGCGCTCAAAGATGCTGGCATTCCAAACACGTTTACCTTTCATGGCTCCATTATCTTTATTACCAACTTGGACTTTGAAAAGACACGTGGCAAAGTTGGCGCACACCTTGGTGCTATTATGTCACGTTGCCATTATTTGGATATGGGTATCACTGGCACACATGAAAAGTTTTTGCGCTGCAAGCAGATTGTAGCAGACGGTATGCTGCGCAAGTATGATTTTACCCCAGAAGCAGAAGCGGAGATTTTGGACTTTATCCAAGTTAACCAGACCAACTTGCGTGAACTCAGCTTGCGGATGGTTAGCAAAATTGCAGACTTGCGCAAAATGAATGTCAAGAGCTGGAAGAAGTATGCCACTGCAACATGTTTGCGGGGCTAAAACCAAGTATTACTTGACAACACGGCTAAGTCACTGTAAACTAACAAGATATTATATGGCAGTCTGTGATTGCCATATAATCTCCTACTCGATGTAGGCATTAATAAAAAGCACCTTATATGCGCGAAGTACAAATAGAACTATTGGACGAAACCAACTGTAAAATACATGGACTTGAGACAAGAACCCGCCGCAAGTTGTATGACCAATTTGCGTTTATGATACAATCAGCAAGACACACACCAGCCTTTAAAATGGGCAGATGGGACGGCAAAAAGAACTTCTTTGCCATAGGTGGAAAAACATATGTGAATTTGCTTGACGACATTTTACCTGTGTTATTGGAAGAAGGATATGATGTTACACTGGTGGACAACCGTGTAAAATATGACATCACACTGGATACTATCTCAGCAGATCATTTTAGTGACAGACAGTGGCCAGAAGGTCATCCTGTTGCAGGCACAAATGTTGAACTGCGCGACTATCAAGTTGAGATTATCAATAACTTTTTGAAGAATCAAGCTGCCGCACAAGAAGTAGCAACTGGTGCTGGTAAGACATTAATTACTGCCGCACTAAGTCAGCTGGTGGAAACTTGTGTTGATGATGCTCAGCTGACCACACTGGGGTACGAGCCTGGCACAAATTGCAGATCCATCGTTATTGTGCCCAATAAAGGTCTGGTCACACAGACAGAGGAAGACTATGTCAATCTTGGATTGGACGTGGGCGTATATTTTGGCGATAGAAAAGACTATGGCAAAACACATACAATCTGCACATGGCAAAGCCTGGAAGTTATACAAAAGAATTTCCGAGAAGGCAAGAGTGATATGTCATTAGAGGACTTTACATCAGGTGTGATGGCTGTTATTGTTGACGAATGTTTTGACGGCAATACTATGATTAGCACACCTGATGGATCGCGTAAAATCTCAGAGTTACAAGCTGGCGACAAAATTATTAATTTGGATGAAACTAAATTGGTGTTGAAAGAAGACACAGTAGTCGCTGTACACAGTAATCTTACAAAATCTGATTCTGCGGAAATGCTACAATTGGAATTTGATGATGGTACAACGATAGATGTGACATCAAATCATGAATTTTTAACCAATACTGGATGGGTGGCTGCCGAAGATCTGACTACCGATATGGACATCATGGACATAAATACATACAGCAAAGGGTGACGTATTTATGACTAAAAAATTAATAAGATTCAATAACACATTAAAAGAACACAATCAAGAACTACGTGCAATTGAACTCACAAGTAAAATAATACATTTATCAAACGGGGTAAAATTGTATGACATTGCAGAGATTAGACGCTGCTGTAGACGGGTGTTAGATGAATCAGCAGCATATGTCGATCTGTTTGATAAAATATATCAAACAGATCGACAGTGTGGTGCGACATTTGAAAAAGAAGCAAAAAGCATTACTAGTCGTAAAGGCGGTATCAACTGTCAAGCACTACATAAAGATACTATTAAACAGAACCTCAATACAGGTACACCTTGGAACAAAGGAAAAAAACTGCACTATGACGTATGGAACACTGGGTTAACAAAGGAATCAGATCGTAGGGTGCATAACATCAGCAAATCTAGAATGGGCTGCGCCAATCCCATGTACGGGCATGTACATACAGACGAATACAGAAAAAAGCAAAGTGAACGCATGAAGGAATTAATCAGAACTGGTCAATTCACACCAAATAGTAACAATAATAATACGCATTGGGAGTCAACGTTCAACGGAAAAAAATTTAGAAGTTCATGGGAAGCCATATATTATTCACATTTTCCTGAATCTGAATACGAAGTATTACGCATAGACTATATATATAACGGTAACGATCATGTGTATATTGTTGATTTTGTAGATAACGTTAATAAACTTGCGATAGAAGTGAAGCCACAAGAACATATGGCAGACTTACGCACAATTGCCAAATTAGCAGCGTTACAAATATGGTGTAATAATAATCAGTTTACATTAATAATTGCTGATCAGACTTACTTACGGGAATGTGGAATGCCACCTGATCTTTCAGGTTTTGATCAACAAACAACAGAAAAGGTACTAAAATTTTATGCGACTTAAAAATAAAACTGTTATAGATAAGCCTGAGACAGTGTACAATCTCCATGTAAAAGACGACCATAATTATCTAGCAAATAATGCAGTAGCTAAAAATTGTCACGGCGCAAAAGCTGATGTGCTGTTGAAAATGCTGATTGGCCCGTTCCGTAATATCCCCATTCGATGGGGCCTCACAGGCACGATACCGCCCGATGAAGTGGCTGCATGTGGACTGACAGTCGGCATCGGCCCTGTTGTTGGTGAGTTAGCTGCTAGAACATTACAAGCTGATGGTGTGTTATCCAATTGTCATATTGATGTTGTACAGTTGCAAGACACTGTATTTTACGATAATTACCAAAGTGAATTGTCATATTTAACAACTGATGAATCCAGACTGGATTATATGGCCAGTATGGTAATGGCCATTGCGGAAAGTGGCAACACACTGATATTGGTGGACCGTGTGAAAACAGGTAAGGGTCTGTTGGAAAGACTGCCTGTGGATCGTGCAGTATTTATCAGCGGCGCAATGAAAAACGATGACCGGCGTGAGCATTATAAAGAGATTGCCAGTGAGGACAATAAGATCATTATCGCCACATATGGCGTTGCGGCTGTGGGTATTAACATTCCCAGAATTTTCAACATGATGATGATTGAGCCTGGTAAGAGTTTTATCAGAGTGATCCAGAGTATTGGTCGTGGTTTACGAACCGCTGCTGATAAAAACTTTGTCAACATTTATGACTGCACCAGCAGTGCAAAGTTTAGTAAACGACATTTAACTGAACGTAAGAAATTCTACAAAAAATCCCAGTATCCATTCAAAATCACAAAAGTGGATTGGCAAGCAGATATGAGGGCCAACAAAGCAACACTGGCAAACGTGATCACAAGCATACCCATAACAAAGGATACACAATGAAAATTTTAACCAGCGACAACACCACATACGACTTGGATTTTGTGCCAGATGAAATTGATGACATTCGCTATTGCGTTTTAGATTACAGTGACAAGAATAATCCAGACTACTTTTTTATGCCACTGGTATTCTTGGAAATCTTCAATGCTCCTGCCGCGGTGCTGCAAATTGGCAACTCAACGTTTAAGGTGCCCATTGATTGGAGCATTGTAATTTGCGACCGTGAAATTGGTGAGCCTGAGATTATCCCTATTACAGCATTAAACGATCGTGGCTTCACAGCATTTACACTCAATCCCATCAGCAGCTATATGCCTGACTATCATCGGATTGAGATTGTCAATGTGTATAATGAAGTGAAATGGCATTTTCCCAAACTCAAGCAAGGCCATTTGTTGGCTGTACCCTTGGAAGATACCCCCAAGAGCTTGTGTGCTTTCTTTGTTAAAGAGACCAGCAAGATTCCTGATGTGCTTGACATTTCTGAACTATGGTAATTACCGCACTTGTGCCTTTGCCACCATGGGATATGGATACTTGGCTGTACGAACTGGGCAAGACCCTTGAGACAAAGGACAAATTGTGATAATTACAGCCATTATGCCTAAACCATATCAGCCCAGCTTACCAAGAATAGCGTTTGACCATGATGGAACTGTGATGATGGAGGTTGGGCAATTTGGTGATATTGTTAATGTATATAAATTGCGTACTGCATGGGATATATCAACTGCATGCGTAACACCAAAAATCACAGAGTGGCTATATGATGATAACTAATGTTATGCAACTGGGCCTAAATTGTTAATAAAGGTAAACCTGATTGACTTTCCAGGATTCCTATGTACAATGGATGGAAGACACCTATATCTGAATAAACCGTTGTTCTTTATAGCACGGTTGCAAGTATTACAAATAAAAAGTGAGGATAGATGCCAACAATTAAAGAAGAAATGTCTGCATTGGACCGGCGTAATTTTGCCTGGTATGATGGACTAAGCGCAGAAGATCAAAAGAAATTGAGCATGTGGGTTGTGATGCGATACGCCAGCAGCACCAGCAGCAAAGTCACTGAAATTAACGAACACTACTTGACAGTCATCAATGATTTTGTTAATGTGGGATTTAACGATTTACGTCACTATCCAGAGTTTCAATGGCGACTGATGCAACTGGCTGGTATCAATAAAGAGCAATTCCACTCATGGATTCCTCCTATGAAGAAGAAGAAAAGTAAAAATGCTGTAAATGATGCACTGATTACATTCTATGCAGAGTTGAATCCATTCTTAAACAGTGATGAGTTGGGTATATTACTCACACATAAAACCAAAGATGAAATTAAAGATGAACTAGAAGCACACGGCCTCACTCCCAAGAAAATTAAAGAAATGATGAAATGACTTTTAAGTGTGGATATTGCAACAAGGTGTTCAAGCTAGAGCGTACTATTGCAGCGCATATGTGTGTTGGTAAGAAGCGATATCTGCAAAAGGATGAGCAGCATGTTAGGCTGGCTCTTACATTCTTTAATGACTGGCATCGTATTGCCATGGGCAACAACAGCCAAAAAGATTACAAAATATTTATGAAGAGCCAGTATTATGGTGCATTTGTGCGTTTTGGATTGTATGTATTGGAAGCCAGAGTAATTGCTCCAGAACGATACTTGGCATGGTTGATAACTAATCAGAAGCCAGTTGATATCTGGTGCAAAGACACCATATACAATGCCTATTTGGCACAACAAAGCAAACTTGAAACTGCCGAGCGAGCGCTGGAACGATTTGTAATTCATGCTGATCTTTGGTCACAGAGAACTGGATGTCATTGGAGTGAATATTGGAGCATGGTACAGCCACATACTATGGTGAACGATATCAAGATGGGGAAAATATCCCCTTGGGTGTTTTTGGGCTATAATTTTGCCCGCAAGCAATTGGAAGACTTGCCTGGTGAAATGCTAAATGATGTTGCTGATACAATTGACTTGGCATTTTGGCAACGTAAGATTGACGTAAACAAACCCACAGTCAAGTGGATATCTGAAATGTTGAATGTATCTTGATTATTTTGTTGACATCAATGGTCTTGTATGCTAAGTATAATTCAAAGGATAAAAATGATACCATTTCTCAGCGGCGACATGAAACGACGATTATATCAACAGGCCTGTTGTACGGATGATGAGGGCAATCAGTATTTCGGCCGCATCTATGTCAACAACAACCATTGTTTGCAGACTGATCGTGTGGTCAAACGATTGATCCGCCGAGGATATTTTAAAATGAGCATCAAACGTGAAATGCACTATGCACGGCTTGCAAATAGGTTTGCTACCAAGAAATCAGGCAAATGTGCATCTTACATTGAATTGACTGACAAAGGCCGGGCTGATGCCAGAAGGATACTGAAACTATGAAAGAATATATAGCCTATAAAGCATGGTGGATTCAACATCAATCTCCACGTTGTGTAGCATCTGGCCAATGGCCAGATACCGCTGAGGAAGCGTTTGAACAACATATTAACGATTTAGGGCTTTACCAGCTTATGGAAATTCTCACAGATGAATGGATAACACAATTATGAAAATGTATATCGCAGTGCTGGACAGTGTACCAGATTTTATGACACCCACACTGGTGGCGCACTCTGTTCTGGCAGCACATACACATTTCCTCACAGCCAACAAGCTTGAAGATATTATGGATCATGGTCCCTATAAATTTCCTGACTATATTGATTGGTTTGAAAATCACTTCCGCAAAGTTGTGGTCAGGGTGAACGAAAAAGAATTCGTCAAGATTTGTCAGATTCCTGATGTGTATCTTGGTCATGAAAACACCACACTGGGCGGCGAAAAATGCTGTGCAATCCCACCACCATGTGACAATGATAATCGTGAAAACGTGCTGAAATTTGCCAAAATGTGGAAGCCAGACACAACTGCATTGGAAAAAGAACTGGCAGCATGGAAAAAACTGTACACGCAATCGGATGAACCTGATGTGGTATATGAGAACGGTGAAATGATTTATGTGTATTAAGGAAACATACTATGCAGAATTATGAAAATGCGATTGTGAAGTTCAATGGCGGCAGAGGTGCCTTGTTATGCAACTGGTGCAGGCGTGTGATTACAACTGGAATCAAGCATGAAGATGTTTGGCACAGTTGTGACACCTGTGAGCAGCAATTGTATGATTATACCAAAAAACCGTCAGATGGAATTGGAGATTACTAATGAGTGAAAATATCCAGTGCATGGTTTGTGCAATTGATTTACCAAACTTAGCATATGAATACAGCAAGACTCCTGAATTAAACATTCATCCCAATTATGGATTGCATTTCCGCACATATGGACATTATGGCTCGTGTATTTTTGACCCTATGGGCACTGGAGAATACCTTGACGTGGCAATTTGCGATGTGTGTATCATGGCTCATTTGGACAAGGTACGGGGTTCTGGCAAGGTTGAACTTGCAGATAATGCGCAACTATACACCGATGCCGCCACCTCAAATGCGGCCCGCCGCAAAGCTGCACTTGGTGAGTAAAATTACCAGTCCATGTATACAAACATGTATGATTGACAACACCAGCAAATTATGCACAGGCTGTTTTCGAAGTATGGATGAAATACGTGAATGGAGCATATTGACACCACAGGCACGTGACGCTATTATGCTGGAACTGCCCAACCGCAAACCAACATAGGGGAACTGCAATGAATGAATCAATGATAATGATACAAGATCATACCTTGGGCATTGCTGTTTTTACACCCACCAGGGAATTGGGTATGCTGCGATATTCTCTTGTCCTCACAGATTATGGAAAATGGGGACTAATCACAGATGAGTTAGATCACTGGTTGGTGGGCTTTGAGGCTTATCGCACGGGGATGTTAGTTATGTGGTCTGACCCAGAGTTCTTTACAATGTTTAAACTGAGGTGGGGCTAACTGTGGAACCACATAAGGCTATGTTGAATTACAAAGATTATCAGTGGGAAGCATTTGTTGATCATGTAGCAGACACCTCACCTTACTCAGTTGACGAATTCAATGGTCTTTATAATGTCATTGTGCAGTATTTATTGAGCAATTATAATGCTGTTATTAAAGATAACGATATATACTTTAATAGCGACGAAGATATGGTCATGTTTAAATTAAGGTGGGGCTGATGTATTATATCGTTAATCCAGATTGGCGTCCTTCTGACCCACGATGGGTAACAACAGCTTTCGCCAGCGCAGAAGTCAGAAATTGGTGTATTAATTATGGTGCTGTTGTGGGAATACCAATCTCCGCAAACACCAAGATGAAAATAGAGCAGGCGTATATTCATTTCTTTGATGAAGAAATGTATACTATGTTTAAATTAAGGTGGGGATAATGAAACCAGTAGTAACAGATATTGACATTGACGTGCCGGATCGAGAGCAAGTGCTCAAACTATTTCCACATGTGGTGGCAAACAATGGCAAGTCCAAGCACAACACTGGTATATATTTCCACCGCGTGCCAGTGAATCCCATGACCAACCGATGCAGCATTGATTACAAGCAAGCTGAAGAACAAGGTTACTTCAAGATTGACGTTTTGAATGTTGCCATCTACAAAGAAGTACGTGACGAAGCACACATGGAAGCCCTGCTGGCAACTGAGCCACTGTGGGAGTTATTGGAGGAGGAGGAATTCTGCTCTATGTTATTTCACATGAGAGGCCATCATGATATTTGCAGACAAATGAAGCCACAAAACATATCACAATTAGCTGCGGTGCTGGCAATGATTCGTCCAGCTAAACGTCATTTAGTTGGAAAGAGTTGGCCGTTTGTTGAGCAGCATGTATGGACCAAGCCCAAGGACAACAGTTATTACTTTAAAAAGTCGCATTCAGTTGGATATTCACTGGCGGTAACGCTGCACATGAACATTTTAGTTGAGCAATTTGGTAGTTAAGGCTGCTTCCTAATAAGCTGCACGTTCTTGCGTTTAATCCTCTTCTGCATGATGTCTTTCAAACATACAGTGGGGCCATGTATAATTTCAAAATCCTTTACATTAAATGACCGCAATGCTGGTCTGAACGGCCAAAACCTTTGCCCAAGGATAATATTAATGGGGATCAAACGATTGGTCTCCCACCACCATTCTGCTCCATATAGTAGGAACTCTTTGCGTAATTCAGGAGTTTTTATTTCCTCATACACATACATTGATATTAGATTGCCGTCTTGATTTTGTATAATTCCTAGATATTCACTTTTACCATACACTGCGACAGTGAGGAATGGATAAGCGTCTAGCAGTGTTTGTAATTCTATGCTCATGCGTATATTTATACGCGACCTTTTCAACCAATTCGGATAAATATTTACATGACAATATTCGCCTATCACACCAACTATGCTGCATCACCAGTTAATGACCAACGCGCAGGCACAATCCGTGTGGGTAGCGACCATCCTGAACCGGTGAGATTTACTCGAGGATGGGATGCTGTTTTACATTTTGCTTTTCGCAATCATAATCAAAAGCCATTTTTAACATCTGGCAGCACAATTACTGCTAGATTTTTCAACACAGAAAACACAGAAGTGTTGGCACGTGATTTTGTATCTGATCCATTAATCACTGGTGCAGCAACATTGGTACTCAACAGTGTGGCAACTAGTATGTTTGCAGCTGGCCTGTATATTATGGTAATTGAATACACTGATGATCACGGCCGTGTAATGCTGGCTCAATCAACACACAGCCTTCCACGGCATGTTGTAGAAGTCATTGATATTACTACTGTTTCCTTAAATAACTGATAGACAGACACCACGTTCTGTAATATAATAACCACATGCACTTTTTTGTAAGCTATATTCGCGGGGTTGTCCCTGCATGGCGTCCATCGTCTGGAGGATGGTTATCTGGTAATTGCCCAGTGTGCGTTCGTATGGGCGAAGCTCGCGCAGATGAAAAACAACGCGGCGGGTTCCAGATGTCTGATGACAGTTGGAGTTACAATTGTTTCAACTGTAAATTTAAAACAGGCTGGAGCAAAGGCAACCGTATGAACAGTGGCACTCAAATGTTGCTGTCTGGATTTGGTCTGCCCCGCAGTGATATGCAGCGTATTAATATTGAACTCATGCGTGAAGAACAGACAGCACAACTATTGAATCCCTTGCCTGAAGTCAAGCCCCCATTTACACCTGTGTGGCCAGAGATACAACTGCCCACAGGTGCTGAATACATTATGGAGACAGATACTATAAACAACAACCTTGCTGCTGGTATAGAAATGTTGGATCAACGAGATCTGTTGCACTGGACTGATTGGGCGTATACTTCCAAGGATTTTAAATTCCGCAAAAGAATAATTCTGCCATACAGATACAATGGCGTGTTGGTGGGACACAATGCCAGATACATTGGTGAACCGCCCAACAGTGAAACGCCCAAGTATATGTTAAATAAACCGCCAGGATATGTATTCAATCTTGATGCACAAAAACCTGACAGAAATATTGTAATTGTGCTGGAAGGCGATTTTGATGCCATAAGTATAGGAGGCGTTAGCTTGGGTAGTAATAGTCTAAGTGAAGACCAAGCTAGCCTTATTAACCAACTTAAAAAGAAAACTATCTTATTGCCAGATGCAGATCATGCTGGTAATGAATTAATCGTCCCAGCAATCCGTGAAGGCTGGTGGGTGGCGTTTCCAGAATGGATGGAACAGCACAAAGATGCAAACAGTGCCATCCAGGAATTTGGCAGGGCATTTGTGTTACACAGTGTGATCCAAAGTGCTGTTGGTAATCCAACTAAAATAAAAGTATTAGCAAAGAAATATCTAAGGGACTAGAATGACATTAATCATCGGTATAACACAAGACAATCAGACATATATGGGAGGGGATGCAGCGGCATCTAGTGAATGCGATATTGAACTTCGCCAGAATCCAAAAGTATTTTATAATGGCGCCTATATGATGGGCTACACTACTTCATTTAGAATGGGACAATTATTACAATATGAGCTTGACCCTAAAAACCCCACGCCTGAAGACCTTGCAACACCTGATTCTATTGTGCGATTTATGGTAACTGAGTTTATACCACAAGTTCGTACATTATTTGACGACAGTGGGTTTAGTAAAATTGAGACAAATGTTGAATCAGCTGGTAATTTTATTGTGGCTGTGGGCAACTATTTGTTCGGAATTGAATCAGATTATCAAGTAGGACTATCAACACTGCCATACTTGGCTGTGGGATCAGGTGCACAGGTAGCCCGTGGATCATTATATACAACACAGCATTTAAATATGACAGCACAAGACAGAATTGCAGTTGCTATGGAGGCAGCACAAACATTTGTGAATACGGTGGCAGCACCAGTAACAATTATCAAAGGAACATAAATGGCAGAAGAATACAACATTGAATTACAGCGACTATACTTGGAGTTTTTGGTAAGCGACCATGAATTATTTGTGCGATGTAACTCTATCCTTGATGAGGCATATTTTGATCGGGGCGTTCGGGAAAGTGTGAAATTTGTACGTGAGTACGCCAATGAGTATGGCGCAGTGCCTGAGCTCATGCAAATTAAAGCCAAGACTGGTTTGGAAATGCAAGACATTGGTCGGGCTGGCGAAGATCATCGCAAATGGTTCCTGGATGATTTTGAAACATTTTGCAGGCACAAAGCACTTGAGCTGGCAATTTTAGCCTCCACAGACAAACTGGAAAAGAAAGAATACGGTGCCGTTGAAGAACTGATTAAAAATGCAGTACAAATTGGCCTTGCAAAAGAGCTGGGTACAAACTATTGGGAAGACCCAGTCAATCGCCTTCAACGTATTATGGAAAAGAAGGGCGGAACCAGCACAGGCTGGACCACAGTGGATTATCATCTGTATGGTGGATTTAACCGTGGTGAATTAAACATCTTTGCTGGTGGGTCTGGTGCAGGTAAGAGTTTGTTCTTGCAAAACCTGGCGCTAAACTGGGTGGAGAAAGGCTTCAATGTATTGTATGTGAGTTTGGAGCTCAGTGAAGATTTATGCGGCATGCGTTTGGACAGCATGCTAACTGGATACAGCACCAAGCAACTATTCAAGAACATGGAAGACGTAGCCCTCAAAGTTACTATGAAGAGCAAAAAGTCTGGTAAGTTACAGCTTGTGCAATTGCCCAACGGTATCAATGTAAATGATCTCAAAGCTTATATCAAAGAATATCAGATTCAGAACAATGTTAAAATTGACGGTGTGTTGTTGGACTATTTGGACTTGATGAATCCTGCCAAAGTAAAGATCAGCAGTGATAATATCTCACAAAAAGACAAGCACGTATCCGAAGAGTTGCGTAACTTTTCCATGGAAGGCGACTATTTGTTTGCCACTGCATCACAGCTTAACCGTGGCGCAGTTGACGAAGTGGAATTTGACCACAGCCACATTGCTGGTGGACTGAGTAAGATTCAGACAGCAGACAACGTGGTGGGTATTTTCAGCAGCAGGGCAATGCGAGAACGTGGCAGAGTACAAATTCAGTTTATGAAAACACGTTCCAGTTCAGGCGTGGGCAACAAAGTTGACCTGGGCTTTGATGTGGACAGCTTGCGGATTCGTGATCTGGAAGAAGACGAGGATGATGCAGAAACTGCCGCAGGCAACGGCTTGTATGACAAACTCAGCAAGGCAACAGTGAAAGATACCAAAGCCACTGTGGGTGATACACAGTCAGCAATCACCAATGGTGACAAGCTCAAAGCCATGCTGCGTCGGTCCGAATAACTATAAATACAATTAACAAAAGGACTTCATAATGGTTAAAAAACGCACCCGTAGTATTTTAGAAGAAATTAGTCGCATTGATGTCAATAAAGACAAAGAGCATTTTATTGAAGGCAAGGCGGCGAATATCATCGCAGGTACTGAAAATCTTTTACATCTCATCAACGAAACATACGATGAAGCAACTGCACAGGACTTGACAAAGCGCCTGTTAAATGCTATACGTACACAAGATCCTAAAAAGTTTCAACGTGGCATTCGTAGAGTAAACGAGGCCCGCAACAACAAATAAGGAAGTTGTATGACCTCTAAACAACATGGTATGGAAGGCGCGGGTGCAATCCATATCAGTGAAATCCCCGCCACCCTCGGACAACTTGAAAAAGATCTAGGTGTGGACCTACAATCAAATACATTGGGCTCAGTGGGCAAGAAAACATTCAGTGGTGATATTGATGTAGCCATGCTGATCCCAGATGCAGCTATTGCTGATTTCATTACCACAGTTAGTGAAAGCAATATTGTAGAACAGGCCCGACGCGGCCCATTGGTAGTGATTTCCAAAGTAAAGATTCAAAACTATAATCCCAATTTAGTCACTGACAAACTGCGCACAGGTTATGTGCAAGTTGACTTCATGATTGATGAAGATCCTGATTGGCTGAAAACATTTTACCATTCCCCTACAGAAATTGAAAGCAAATACAAAGGTGCCCATCGCAATATTGTGTTGGGCGCTCTTAGTAAACATGTCAACCCCAATTTTAGTTTAACAACAACTGACGATGGACGACCCTTGGAAACTGAACGATATATGTTCAGCAGTAAAAAAGGGTTGGTGCGAGTTGTGCGACGACCCACACCCAAGAAGAATGGCAAGGGTTACACTAAAGCATGGACAAATGAAATTGTGGGCGGCCCATGGAAAACATCAGATACAATTGCTGCCACATTAAAATTAGGTACAGCCGCTGATATCAACAGCTTTGAAACTGTATTTGCAGCTATTCAGCAAAACTTGGGTGCAGAGATCGCCACTAAGGTAGCTGTTGACTTATCCAATGATAAATGGATACAAAACGCCGGAATTCCAATTGAGGTACAGAAATTATTATGAGCCGTATTGCGACCATGCCTAAAAAAGGCAGAGACCTTAATCATCTTGAGGATTATGTATTCTTCTATGGCAGCACTGGTGTTGCAGAAGCAATTGATATTTTGACTGATATCACCAGCCATCAGCATGATCTCAGTATCAAATGGGATGGCAAAGTAGCGTTATTCTATGGGCGTGACGCTGATGGTGTGTTCCAAATGGGAACACGTGGTAATTGGGCAAAAAACACACCTGTGACAACTGCACAAGGAATGTATGATTACATCATGGGCAATGGCAAGGGTGAAAGTTTCCGCCCAGCCATGGCACAGGACTTGCGCACGATTTTTCCATACTTGCAGGCATCAGTACCCACAGACTATGTGGGCTTTGTCATGGGCGACTTGCTGTTTTCTCCAGACTTATCACCCAAGCAGTATGTATCTGATAAAATTACATTCACACCCAACCAAGTTACTTACACAGTGCCAATCCAGTCTACAAAAGGACAGCTTATAGACGCAGCCGTTTGTGGTTTGGCGTTACATGTAGAATTCCCAGAGTGGAAATCCGCTACTAGCTCAATTGTCTGCCCTTGTACAGTACATGACTTTAATAGTAGCCACACGTATGTGACTGGGCAACATTATATGCCTGACAGCCCGCGCCTGGGGGCGTGTGTGGTATACAATCTCCAGCAGTTGGCAAAGAAAAACAATACTATGCTTGACAACCTGATCGCCCGGCGTCCGGGATTTAGCGATGTATCTGATATCATATACACATTCACAAATCAAACAATGCGCTCAGGAGGAAACACACTGTCTACTGATGTCTTTTTTCACTGGTTGGCGTCGTCAAGGATAAGTAATAACAAGCAAGCTAAACTTATAGCTATGAAGGCATCATTTCCGGCAATGTTTGAATTATTCAATGCTGTGGCTGACGCAAAGAACAATATTATATCACAGTTGGATGCTGTGAACACAGATATTACAACATCAACGAATGGTGTACAGGGCGGTGAAGGTTATGTAAGCCTGAAGCACAAAGTAAAGCTGGTACCTAGAACAACATGGCGACCCAGTTAAGACCAGGAGAATATGATGACCAACACACCTAAGGCACTAAACCTTTCATTAATAACAGATTTTACAGAGAGTGCGCAATACCGCAGTAAGCAAGCATTTAAGCAAACGAATGCCCGGGTGGTATGTGATCATGCTTTCATGGATATGATTGCTATTTGGATTATGTACAATGAATTTAACACAGCACCAACCGCTCGTGAGTATGCTGCACGAACAGCATCTTATAGCCGCTTCACAAACTTTCGCCAAGCCAGCACAGACCTTTATCTAAACCTGCATGTGATTACTGAAAAGCAATCTGCACTTTTGGGATCTGATGCTGATGCTACATTGTTAGACAGAGTGCAACTTGATGTCAGACAAATTGTCCGTTATTTGCGCATGGCCAGCAGCAACAAATTAACCACATCCGCTGTTCGTCAAACTCTGCAACGTATGGAGCAAGCACTACATATCGAAACTTCCAATTATCGCAGTATTCGCCGGTTAGCACAGAACTGGCCAGAATTGAACACCAGCCAAAAGCGTACGGTTCTCACTCGTATGGTACAATTTTATAAAATGAACGCACGCCGAAGTGAAATGGGTAATTATATTAAAGCATTGGCCAAGAGTAAAAACTTGCTGGATCCCAACGCCACAGATGCAGAAATTAGTCCACTCAAGAAGGCAGCAGCCGTTGGTGCAGCAGGCGTTGCAGGAGTTGCAACGGGATATCAAATAGGAAAAAACCTGGTATGACCTTTCGCGTAACCGCGCACACATTAGTTGACATTACTGAAACTGGAATACGCCGTGTGAGAGACAGTAACACACTTGAATATCATCAGCAACAAAATCTCAATGTGCTGATGCAAACCATAGGTATACGCACACAGATATTCGACCCCAACGTAAAACTTTATCCTAATATGTTGTTGACAAAAGACAGCAATATGGGTGAAGTTTATCGTGAAAGTACAGTTGCTATGTGGACGTTCACATTCAATGTTGAAACAGAAGCTATCTGGAACGACGGTGTAGACGATCTGGCATTCTTAAAGCAAGATGTTCACGGTGTAGCCATAACCAGTGATCTCAATAACACTGTGGATTTTCCTGTGAATATGTTTGATACATCTGACAACATAAATATCACCTTCCAAATAAGTTAACTGGTAGTATATTTTTATTCTATTAACATATAAATATGATTAGTAGGAGAAATGATATGTCAGACGCGTACAATAGTGAATTAGAAAAAACAAATCTTGAAGTACATGTTGATATGTCACGTCAACGGTATGCAATTATGTCTGAAAAGATTGAAACTATTGATGAACGTTTGGACGCCATCATTAGGGACCTCGCAGCATTTCGTAAAGAACAAGCTGATAATATGACACAAATTAGAGAAGAAAATGCAGCCAATGCACAAGGCACCAATAAGTTATTTGTTGGGGCGGCGGCTACTGTGATTGGTGGTCTACTGAGTACCATTCTTGTACTGCTAATTGCCTTTATGTAACATCAAAAACAATCTTGTTTTTACATAAATACCATAAAGGACGAACGCATGAAAATGAGTGACATCATAACAGAAGCTGACGAAATAGTCGAGACCAAAATGGTCTGGGCCAAGCGTGGCAATAAAGTTGCCCGCAAGTATCGTTGCACATTTGGTAAACGCAGAGGCAGAGTGGTCTCAGATCCAGGCCAATGCAGTAAACCAGTTGATATGAAAAAACGATTTACAATGCGTCGTACAAAAGCACAAAAAGGTGACCGGATGGCACGTAAAGCCCAACGTACAAAACGTACAAATTCGGCAAGCAAAATGGTAAAGGCGCTCAATCGATAGATAGTTATTTTTGTTCGCGGTCTTCCCACCATGTGGTGACTGATTGTGATATTTTAGCACAATGTTCTTTAGAAAGACTTTTACCTGTTTCAGCGTCACTCATCCGCGACCGAGCCACGACAGACATTTTCTTCCCAATATTGGCTTTTGCAATTTTTTGTCGAGTCTCTTCAGAGTGTGGGTCACGTTTTCGTTTTTTGGCTGACGCTGACATTTTCGCGCGTGCCGCCAGCGAAACAGGTTTTCGTGTCTTTGCCCCATCAGTTATTTTTTGCCGATTTTCGGTAGACATATTACTAGCAGCAGCAGCAGACATTTTACGTCGCGTTTCCTCGGTTATTACTCTCAATGGCCAATAACCACATGACTGATTAATCCAACGGGCTGATTCTGCCACATTTAATCGAGTCAACACATTCCTCTCCCAATGCATTGCTGATACTGCATTGGCAAATGTTTTTCTAATTTGAATAATATCAGGATCACCATATAACTGTCGTATTTCAGTTACATACGTAGACGACGTAAAATACTTTTCCCAAAAGTCAGACGGATGACATCCTTGCGCGTGACGGACGCCATAATACCATTTGTCGAGGGCAGTCCATCCGATTAAATAAGTGTAAGGTAGATAAATACTCATATGCTGTTGCTCCCCAAGTAATAGTGTAGTTAGGATTCAAGTCCGTGAACTACGCTATTATTTAGTAGGATTGGCATTAAACAGATGAAATTATTAGAGAATATGAAGGAACTTGGCGGCACAATTCATGACGCCATCCAGCAAATGGTTAACGAGCTATTTCGTGAAGAATTAGATGATGATGAAATTTCTGAAATTGTCAACAAATTAAGTCTCAGTGATATCCTTTCACTTGATGCAGCGTACACCGCTGGCAACAAAGAACAAGTACAAGATATCCTTGGACCAATATCACGAATAGAAGAATATAATATGGGCGGCGGAGGCGCAGTTAGTTCAGCATCTACTCGTCCAACCACTGCTGGCGCAGCAAAAAAGACCGCCGCCGCTGCACCCAAAGCTGCCAAAGAGCCAGCCAGTAACTACTCAGGTGGTAACCAAAATGTTGCTCCTAAAGTAAGTAACACCACGGTGAATAACATGGCGGACGATGATGAATTAGAAGAAGACATGGATGACATGGATGACACCACAATGGAAGAATATTCCGAATATGACTTATGCACAGCAGATGACCAAACTGAAGAATTAGAGGAATCTGACACATTTGACATTGGTAATATGTCTGATGATGACTTGGAGTTTTTCCATAAAAAAGTACCACATGGGCGCTATTCTAGCAAGGAAGTTGCTGACGAAGTTAAACGCCGCCGCCGTCATGAACCAAATGGTCATGAACGATTTAAAGAAGAAGCCGAAGAAGAAACCAACATTGTAGAAATGACAGCATGGCTAAAACGCCGCGCAGGGATTGACACATGAGATCAGTAGTTACCAAAGGCGGCTTCCCAACGTTTGTGTCGTCTGAGGAATTTGAATTTATTGAAAGTATTACTGAAAATGCTTATAAGAGTAAAATGGATGAACGTCAAGCAGAGTTAGCAAAAGTGTTGACCAGTCGAGGAGTGTTGTCAAGATACAACGACACTGACAACGGCATTTATTATACCCGCAACCAGAATCAAGGTGTATAAGTAATGGTTAAGCCAGTCAAACAGTCGTGTCCCCCATGCAAAATTGAATTTACGGGAAGTGATATAATTGACGGGTTATGTGATAAGTGCCAGATGGCAGTATACATATATCAACTTAATCAATGAATGGAGAATCTAAATGACGCAACACGATGATACAAATTCAATGGCTGATATCATGGGGAAACTCAATAATATTTCTGAGGGCAAACCAATGCCCAAAACAAATACCAATACTGATGATATAAATGCCATGGCAGAAGTAATGCGTAAATTACAAGAGGCTACTGGGGTAGCAGCCCAAGCAGTTGTTACTGAAAGTAAAGCTAATCCAGAACTGGATGCTGCTTTCAATACACAACGCACAGCAACAGGCGTCACAGTGTCGCGTTACGATATTCGTACTGAAAAGAAAACTGTTCAAGAAGGCTTGCAAAAAACATTTTACTACATTATTGACAACACAACTGGCGCAGTTGCATACAGCGATCTAGGATTGTTTGAGAGCGCTATGGGCATTGTCAAGCACAAACTATACACACAAGACGATAATAAGCTACAACGTATAATTGATTTGGATCAAGAGTATGTTGGCGCTATGATGGAAACTTATGGCTATAAACGCCGCCTCAAGCGAATTGATGAGAGTTCCGTACAATTTGACGTTACAACTGCAAAATACAGCAACAGTAAAACCAAATTGAGCCTAACCAAAGCAAAGCTATTAAAGGCCTTGTAAAGTCTGGTTTTGCATAAATATAATATATAGAAACACGGAGATCTAACATGATTTTGAAAGAATTTACATCACACAATGCAAGTAAGCTAGTGAAGCTTACCGCAGCACTGTCAGAAAACTACAACTACAACATCAACTTAAACAAGATGACACCAGACCGCGCCCAGCGCATTGCTGATAAAGCACTTGTCAAAGTCACAGAAACACGTGACGTAAACCAGCGTGTTAAGTTTGCAATGATTGCAGAAAGCTTGGACCTTTGGATGCAAGCAAATGTACAAACAGAGCTTACAGCTTTCAACCTAGCTGAAGGACTTGGCGACGACGATTTGGAAGCTTCCAAAGTTATTTTGGCTGCACAAGAATTAAGCGACAAGATCCAGGGCATGATTGAAGATGCTGCTAAGATGCAAGTACAAGATTTACTGCCAATTGTTGACGCAATGAAAAGTGAACTTGGACAATCTGAATCAGATGCATTTGCACAAAGCGCAGACGCTGCAATTGGCGGTTTAGTTGACTCACTCAAAGGCGCAAAGTCCGAGTATGACAATTCAATCTCAGCAGCACAGGGTATTGATGTTGGTGGCGACATGGACAATTTTGACATGGACGGCGAAGACGATATGGGCATGGACGTTGATATGTCAGCTATGGACGACGATGAAATGGGCATGGACGACATGGGCATGGACGACGAATTTGGTGGCGATGCTGCTGAAATTGGTGATGATGATCCAACTGGTCGCGAAATGAAAGCAGAAATCTAATGCGTTTTAGTGAGCTGTTAGAAAATGATTATAACGAAGATCTCCGGTCTGAGGTGATCACACTTTTGACGGCTGTTAGCGCAGAAGGTATTTCAGAAATCAGTACGCAAAACTTGTTGAACGATTTAGAACAACAAGGTTTTGCGGTTGATGCAGAAAGCCTATTGCTATTACTTGCTGATATGGATATTGTCAGCAAGGCAACAGATGAAGAAATTACTATTTCCACCACTGATGCAGATTATATGGTGGGCGCACAAACTGACGATGTTAAATCCGACCGTGTGGATAACATGGCAGCAACACAGGCAACCAAGGATCTTGGTGAAGATGAAGCATATGATCCATCAGCACAATATAAAGAAATGGGCGATGCAAAATTAATGTCACTAAAAAGTTACGGTTTAGGCAAGCAACGTGATTTTGCCCGTGATGAAATTGCCCGCAGAGCAGAATCAGGCGCTAAATGGCAATGGTCTGAAGATAACAGTGGTGAAGTTGATTCCAACTACGGTATTGAATTTGATGAGAGTTTGACACGTATGCGTAAGTTAGCTGGCCTAACAGAAGATCAAAGTGTTAATTATTTAACGATTGCAAAACAATTAAAACAGCAAATTGAAAACAGTGGCAGATCATTCCAAACGCAAATAAATCAACATTTAATTGACGATTTACAAGACGCTAAAGTAACTGACGTGGAGTCAGCAGTTGAATGGTATGAGGGTTGGATAGCAGACGGTGAATATGGTCTGGGCCATCCTGATTTGGAAATTATAATTGCGTACAATGGATATGATTATGATGTTACGGCACCAGGTGCTGAATATAGTGATATGACTGAACTTGGCCACTTTGATTTTGATCAAGCAAAACTGGCTGCCCGAGAAGCAAGAGCACGTCTTCAAGACGAAGGTCACAAAGTTAAAATTACATTAAGGAAATAAAATGGCAGACTTATCAGCAACACAAGCACGTATCATATCAACAACTGACCTAGTCATTTATAATGAAATTGATACCATAACACGGGCAGTAATGGCCGCAGCATTAACTGGTGAATTAACCGTCACCGTTTCCACAGGTACAACAATTACAGATAGTACAGACTATTTTAATGTATGGAGTAGCATAGAAGATGACCGTAAGAAGTCATATGAATTTAGCCAAGTTGTTTCACATTTTCAACGCCTGGGCTACAACATTGTGGCAAAAAAGAACGCAGTGACAACAAATACAATCAAATGGGAGTTATACTGGTGATGGATATTGATAGAATGCAGGCCCTTGCTGGCATGCACCAACAAGCAACCCACAACGATGAACCGGATATTATTGACGAAGCTGGTATTGGAGGCCTATCTGGTGAAGATTGGCAGCGCACCAAAGACGAGATTGAAAATGTGGCTGGTCAGTTACGTGAAATGTCCACAGAAATGTCCACAATGGGTAAACCAAATCGCGCAGCGGTGATTGACAAACTTGCAATCAGCCTTGAAAGATTGTGCAGCGAGCAATAAAATCACTAGACTTTCCAATGATTTCAGTGTATTATAAGGTATGATAACAAACAAATACCCATACACTGAAATTAAACGTAAACTTGTGGATGGCAAGCGTCTTTACGATACAGAGACTGGTCCACTCCCAAGTGTAACAACTATCCTAGATAAAACCAAAACTGCTGAAAGCCGTGCGGCACTACAGAATTGGCGCAATAGGGTAGGGCATGTGGAAGCTCAAAAAATTACAACTGAAGCAGCAGGCGTTGGTACGCTGATGCACCAGTATTTGGAAGATTGGTGTATCCATGACAAATACGAACGTGCTGACAATTTGGTTCACCGCACAGCTGGTAAAATGGCAGACACAGTTATTGAAAATATCACTCCCCATCTGGACGAAGTATGGGGAACTGAAGTAAATTTATACTATCCTGGTCTTTACGCAGGTACAATCGACCTTCCCGGAGTGTGGAAAGGGCAAGAAGCCATCATGGATTTTAAGCAATCAAATAAATTAAAGAAACGTGAATGGATTTCTGATTATTTTTGTCAGGCAGCGATGTATGGGCAGGCCCATAATGAACTATTTGGAACAAACATCAGCACCATAGCAATC